TCATGTGGCAATCAGGCCATGTGATCGCAAAGCGGAAAGGACGGCGCTTAACGTGGTGCGCGACTCGGTATCCACTGTTGATCCGCCAGTTGGGTCTGAAATTGCAGCTTGCTGGCTCGTGACAACCTGAACGCCGTCAACCTTAAAGACACTTGCATTCAATTCGCCAACGCGCCACGCGCCAACGGAATAACTGATCGTCTTTCCAAACGACTTTAGCCACACCGTCAAGCCATCAAACGGCGGCTGAAATTGCCAGGCACCGTTAATGCGAAAGGCGAGCGCATCATCCTGCCCTTGCCAGTCACCTGTCGCTGAAGCACCCACGATATAGGTTGCACCATCTTGCGGATCGCTCGGCGGCGTTGTGAGCGGCACATCATCGACAACGGCCTGCACCAACATATCCAGCGTAGCAATCGCTGCGTTATGCGTAATTTCTTTTTGCGCTTGCGCCGTTTGCAGATAGGGCAAAGCAAGACGGGTTGAATATTCCGACATCAAATACTCCTCATATGATGGATCCCTTAATCGATGTTCACGGTGACGCTGGCCGCATTGCCAGGCCCGACGGCACTGCTGATTTGCGCGGCAGTGATGGAAAGCGTGTATGGTCCAGCGCCAAAGGTCTGCGTCATCTCGGCCTCGCTCAACACATCTTGCTGCGTATCGACAACCTCGCGCGTTATAGACGTCGACCCAAGGCTATAGGTGATTTGGAAGGACAGCGTGTCTTCCCCAATCGGCGCATCGGCGCTATCGACCCAAGCAAAACCGGTACGGCTACGGCGCACCCATGTAACGCTGATACCGGTGCCTAGGTCGTGGTTTGCCGTTAAGAAAACGGGCCCTAGCGGCTTTAAGGCCAAACCTGAATAGGTCAACGCCTGGGTCGGGGCACTCTCAATGCTCTGTCCGGCAGGAACGGCTTTAAATTGACCACCTTGCCCAAGATCGTTCACGGATAAGCTCAAGCGCGCGATATCGCCGCCCCGCAAGAGCAGAAACGGTTGGCCGGGCGCCTGGCCCATCAACATATGCTCGGTGCCCGCACGCCCGCGCAGGAAGCCCGTTAATCGATAGGCACCACTTTCTAAAAGTTCTGCCGTTGCAAATTGTATGAGCTCAGGTCCGACCATCGCCAGATTCGCCGCATTGAGGATGGCCAAATTTGGTCGACTGGACAGCACCATATCTGGGTGATGAAGCATGACGTCGAGATAGGATGCCGTGTCAAACAGCGCTGGGTTTCTGTCCTCAAGACCGTTAAGGCACGTGCCTGAGATAGCAGCGACAGGGACCTGCGCCAACAAATCAAAGTTCACACCATTATCGCGTGACGCATACAGCCCTGCGGTCGATATACTACCGCCCAAGCGCGAGACCGCGGCATATGCCGCCGGTTCAGCACCAAATTGCGGTGTTGCGGGGAGTTCGAAGATCTGCGCGGCCACGCTTGGCACCGCGATCGTTTGAACATAGTCCGCTTCGCCCGAATAGCCTGGCAGAGCGGACGCACTGGGCATATCACTGCGCGATAAGCTTCGCGCAGTGATGGACGTTATCATGGCGGAATGCACAGTCTGGGTGATTTCAAACTCGTCCGTGCGATCGTCGGATAGGGCCACTTTCACAATGTCGCCTGGCTCAAGCTGGCTGGCCTGTAGCCCAACGTCTGCGGTGAGTACCACGCGTTCGTCCCACATCCGCGCCAGTGTCTTCACCGCCAAGGCCTGCGCATCCGAAGCGTTTAACGTCATCGCCGTATTGACGGCCAAACTGCCATTTCCGCCGCGCTGTAGCTTAAAAGCGCGCTGAACCGCATCTTGATAATCTGTGCTTGGATCTGTGAAGGCGACAGTCACCTCCTCTGGCAAATCCAGCGCATGATCGAACTCTAGCGAGATGCGAGGCTGAGGATTATCGAGCGCTGGCCGGGCGCCAAGCATGTCGCGCGATAAGTCTATTTGAGACGTCGTTTGGCGATCCCGCAGTTCAATAGCATTCTCCCCACTGACCAATCGAATGGGAAAAAGATCGGTCAGCACCGCAATCGCGTCGCGATAACTCTGCGTCCCGCTGACCTGATAGCCAGTTATGACATCCGTTGAGGCAGTGACGGCGTTAAGTGCCGTAATGCCCGCGCTGGTGACCAACGTCTCTTCAATACTAGCAATCCCAGCATCCGAAGTGCATATGACTTCGAAGTGAAGATTTGGGATCCGGTTGGCGAACTCCGCCAAGGGCACATTTTCAAACACGGCGTAGGCCATGCCGCGGTAGGCGGGCGCTGCGTCCAGCCCCACATCGCCCTCAATGAGAGGGTCCGGCAATTGATCTTCATCGCCAAGGTAGAAGCGCACGTCGCCGCCGACACTCAACCCCGCGCCGTCTGACCGGATCAGTTTGCCGTCTGCCCAAATGCGGCCAACGCCTTCGATTGGGCCCTGGCAAATTCCCACGGCAAAAGATGCGGAATAGGCATATCGAACCGTCGTGACGGATGGCCCACCCTTGCCGCCCTGGGTCTCTTCTTCACGCGATTCAATAAGCCCGGTGGACCAAATGACATTGCCTGCATAGCGGCCTGTCCCAAACACAAGCGGGATGCTGCCGCCATAGGACCCAGATTGAATATCCAGGTTTTCCGCCCTGCGCCCTTCAACGCGCTGATTGCCGAGGCCAAGCACATGTGTATCAAAGGCGCGCCCACCAATGGCGCCGATAAATCCGCCAATGGGTCCGCCGACGAGGGTGCCGATCGTACTTAAAAGGAGTGTCGCCATGATTATCGCGTGTTTTGTTTTGCTAAGCTGTGGAGTTGCTTGAACATGTAAATTCCGCGCAGGTAACTCGGCCACGGGTCACGGTATCCATGTTCGATGACTTTGCGGGCTGGTGCATAAGCATGGATCAACCCCGCGTCGGTAAAGATGCCCGCATGCTGTGGGCCCGCACCAAAATCAAAGAGCCCGACCGCACCCGGGCAAGGCGTCTCCACCTGGATGAGATCGTTCTTTTGAATATAGCGTTTGAAATCTACCGGCCGCGGCTGGCGGCCATAGGCATTCATATCGCGAACCGTTAGGCCAACCGCCTGCGCCGCCACAACGATCAGGCCAACACAGTCAACGCCCTGGGCGGGGCTACGGCCTTGATGACGAAAGCGCGTGCCCAGGCATAGCCGTGCGGCAGCAATGAAACCGGCTGCCTCCATCAGGCGAGGCCCGGATAATTCAGGAGGCTATCGACCCCCGGCACATAGGGTTCGCCGCGATAATTCAGGGCGTTTGAAAAGACATCGCGGCAAGTCGCAAGTCGCTTGTCACAGCCCGCAGTCACCCGAACATCCAGCGGCAGCGTAAGGGCCTCCTTAACTGGGGCATCCAGGTCGATAGTCATGCCGGTTTGACTGAGAATAACGCTGTCTTGACCGGTCAGCGGTCCATCGAGCCAACGCAGCGTGCCGTAATTTAGCGTTCCATCCGGCAGCGCTGGGTCGCTTAAGGTAAATGTCGTCGGACCGGTTTGCGCAACAACCTGCATGCGGTGTTGATGCTGCGCCAGGTTCACACGGCATTTTTTATCACCCAGCCGCGCGCGGCAATGCGGCGAAAAAATCGCCGTTGCTTGGCGCTGCAGCCGATGTTTCAAACCACGCAATTCAGCGCTAAAGGCGGAATCCGTACGGGTCACGCGCCCAATAATACCGCTGGCCAAATGTTGTTTGCCCATCGACACATCGGCCCAGTTCACCCGAAAGATGGTCAGGCGTGCATCGTCATAGCGGCCCAGTTCTAAATCCGTGTCGGTTAAGGCCGCGCTGGAAAATACGCCGGAGACGTCCAAGTTATCGACCGCCGCTGTCATTGTACGTTCTATGGCAGAGACTGAAAATGCCGGTGCAGGCGAGTAGCGAACGCCGTCTAGGACCATAGCGCGGTCATGCTGGGTAAAGCCCAGCACGACGCCATCAACGCGTTGGATATGCCAGCACATGGCAAGCGTTGCCACAGGCGATGCCAGCTGCGCCGCCAGGTCAGGAGTAAGTGTTTGCATGAGAGAAGCGTCTAAAAGGCGCGATCATCAGGGATTTCAATCAGCGCGACATTAGGGATTTCGCCCGCTTCAAATCGGGCCAGAGAAATCTCCAACGTGTCGGATTGAAACCGCACCGGCACATCAAATTGGAACCCTGCGGTGACCGCCTCACCCACGGCGGGCGGGGTATCAAACTGCACAACACCACGCGCGCTATCAATGGACCAGCCGCTGGCTTGTTCGGCACCATTCAGCGCAACCTTAACCGTTGCTGCAATGGGCCGCGTAATGCGCCGCACGCCGTCGGCCTCATAGGTTTTGATCAAATCAAATTCCGTGACTTGGCCATCGCCGACGCCCAGGGGTTGGTCGGTTGCAGAGACCTCGGCACCTTGCGCAGCCGTGGAATTATCAAATGCATCGCGGAAGCGAAACCCATGCGCTTGGCCTTTACGCGCATGAAAAAAGCTGACAAGCGCCTTAACATCCGCGATTGACCGTAAGCCCTGGCCCACTTCAAATTCCATCTTCGGATAGGCCCAAAGGCTGTTGCGCTGCTCAACGCCGGAGGCGGTTTCAATCACGTCCGTTGAATATGTCGGGCGACTAATGGCGCCAAAACTTAAATCCAGCGGAAAGACCACATCGTGAAATGCCATCTGCTCTCGATCTCCTAAATCAAAGGTCGTGTATCCATCGCGCTGCACCTGCGGAGAGGCCCAAATGAACACTTCGGAAAAGCTCCGCGAAAAACCATCCTGCGCTGCGCGGTCGATATCGGCCCATAGGGCACTGTCTTGGGAATTGAGGACGAAGCCCGCAAAATAATGCGAATCCGCCGGCCCATAGCCCAGCCGATTTTCAACTTCTGTCAGCGCCTGCGCCCGCTTTGCCCATTTGCCTTCTGTGATAAAGTCATAGTCTTCCACCTGGAAGACATCGTAGGCCGGATAGGCCCACGCATCGGGCAGGTTCACATAGGACATCAGCGGCACCGCGCTCGATAAGACTTGCGGGGTAAAGAACAAGACCATCTGCCGCGCGGCGGGAAACTGAATGCGCACGGCATCGCGCAGCGCGAGCGTTGCCGCGCCAAGTTGATCTTCCAGCCATTCCAGATAAACCAGCTGGTCTGCGTCGGGCGTTTCAAGCGCCGACAGGTGCTTGGTCGGCACCGGGAAGCCAGTGTCGACCGTGAAAGCATCCATGGTCGATTGGTCATAAAAACACGGCGCTAAATCGCCGCTAATTTGGTACCACCACCAAGGCTCCCCGCACTGAAAATCAAAGTCGACGCCAACATCCTGCGCGATCTGGCAAAAGGCGATCGCCACCTCTTGCAGATAGGTCATCGCCTCGGTGTTACAGGGCGACAGCAAGCTGGACGGTGGCTGCCAGCCGGTTTGCGCAGGCCTGCCATCATGGGTGCGCTGCTTCCAATCGTCTGGGCAGTTGGCATCAAACAGTTCAAACGACAGCGATAGGATGACCCGGATCCCGCGAATATGCGCTGCCTCGCAATAGGCCTTATGCCAAGCAATGGTGGGGGTATTGAGGCGGGGCGCGGCACCGGCCTGCGGCAAATAGAGTGCCGCACTGCCATCCCAGGCTAGGTTCGCATAGTGGCTCATCCCCACATAGTGATTGAGGAGAGTGCGGTAGCCGAGCGCCTCCTGATTGGCGATAATCCGCTCTGGCACCTGGTTAAATTGATCATCATACGCGGTTGCTGCGCGCATATTATGTGGGGGTACAGTGGTATCCCCGACATCGAGGATACTGCCCGAACCAGAACTTTTCAGATCAGTGATTTCGACCCAGGCTTCTACTGGGCTTGGCAACGCGCCAGTTGAGACGCCGTCATAAGCCAGCGGCACAAGGGAAATGAAAAGCCGGTCGATATCGCTGATAAAAACGGGGTCAGCATCGGCAGGCAAGCTAAAGCCCCCATCTAAGGCGTTAAAATCGAGCGTGATGACAGCGTCTTCAGGATCGCCTACGGCATAGTTCCACATTCGCACATACCAGGCCCGCGCGGCCCCTGCGGCGTCGCGGCCTTCAATTGTTAAGGTGGGGCCGTTGATCGCGTCGAGGCCGCGTATACCGCTGGAGCGCCAGCGAAAGGACAGCTGGGTATTGGCATAGCTGCGTTTGGTTTCATAGCGCAGCAGGGGATGGTCGAGCCTATCTTCACTGTCCCAAATAAGGCCGGCCAGATCCTCATAGCGCAAAAAATTGAGATCAACGCGGATTTGATCAGCCGCTGGATTGATGACGCTTGCCATCATTGGGCGCGGAAAATTCACCGTCCAATAGCGCGGATCAAAACGTTTCAGCGGTGCTTTACGCAGCGCCGCCTTGCCGGATGCTAACCAGTACATATCGTTTTCAGTGTCTTTAGAGGGTCAGTTAACCGTTGCGCTGGGCACGGGTGACGGCGCGGCTCACCTGGCTTACGACTTGGCTGGCCGATTGGCGCAGTGCACTTGGTGATGCCCCGGCACTGCCCTGCATATTCACAGTAATATGGATGGGGGATGCGCTAGGCGCTTGCGGGCGCATGACCTGCCCGCTTTGGCCCGGAACAAAGATCTCCGGCCCTGCCTCACCCACTAGGAAAGCGCGTCCAGCGTCAACAGGGCCGCCGGTGGCCCGCGGCGCAAAGGAAAACCCGCCAAAGCTGCCAAACAGCGATCCCAGGAAACCGCCGCCGCCACTTGAACCGCCAAAAAGAGAATTCAAACCTGCGGACACAGCGCGTTCAAAAATCGAATCTAAAACGCTAATGGCAACACTTTTAAGGTCTTGAAAGGAGAACTTGCCTGTCCGCGCAAACCGTTCGAAAGCGTTGGACATTTCACGTGATAAGACATTCATGCTGCCACTTAGCGCACGGCTCATATCATCGCCGCCCCGTCCAATATCTTTAAGTCCATCGCCGGCTTTTGATACTTCTGCGCGGAAGTTTTGCACCGAACGGGTCGCACTATCGAAATTTAAGCGCGCAAAATCGCCGTCCGACCCAAGCGTAAGGGGATCGTCCACAATCAGTCTCTCTGTTTAAAGGTTAGGGTTCTTAAAGGCGAAACGCCGAATTACCGCCGAGAAAGGCCAGCACGCGGCCAAATACAAAAATACCGCTTACAAAAACCAGTAATTCAACATGCAGCGACACCTGCGTGCCGCGCGTGTAGTAGAGAATGTAAGCCAGCAGGAAAAAGACACTCACTATCTGCAACACAAGGCCAGCGAATTTCAGCCGTTTCTGCCGCGGTGTGGCGCCAGACGGTCTGTCTGGATCAAGACCACGTTTGCGCATGGCGACGCGCTCGCGAAGGGGCAATCTGTCAGTTTGTTTTGCCATAGGGTATCTTTGCAGTGCTCTGCGCCAAACTTCAAGTGTCTGGGAACAAAGCAGTGAGCCGTTCTAAGTCGTCCTGATCAGCCGCCACGATGGGGCTAAGTCCAAGAATATGGCGCTGCCAGCCAGACAATGCGGTCTCAAACTCTCGTGGTGTCGCCTGCCAAAAATGATCTGGGGACCAATGCAACACGGCATTTGCAAACCCTGCATAGCTTTGCCAATCAATCTGCCGCGGCATTGCTGCCCATAAGGCTATTGAGTATGGTTTTTAGCGGCAGGATCGTCGCTGCAACCCCCTCTGACAAAACCGCCTCTGCAAACGCGTCACGCGTCACGTCATGCCCGCCCGCAAGCGCGCAGCTATGCAGGAGGACAACAATGTCTTTAAGTTGCAGCGTTCCAGCGCCGGCACGTTCGACCAAAGCAATCAAGGACCCGACTTCGGCTTCGGCTGCAACCAACGCTTCAAAGCTGGGGCGTAACCGATAGACTGTTGCGCCAAGTGTCAGCGATGCTTCACCGCGCTGTATATTTGCAATGGGCATCATCTTTACGCCGCAACGAAGCTAACGACACTGGCGCTTTCCAAGCTCATGGAATAGCTGCGTGCGCCATTGTGATCGCCGGTATACTCAAGATTGGTAATATAAAAACTGCCTTCAAAGCGTGCGCCATCTTCGAACGTGATCTGGCAATCGCTTGCTTGACCTGCGAGCACTTTGGCTTGCACTTGGGTTTCAGCGGCAGAGCCCGTAAAGATGCCCGCCGCGCGTAACGACACACTGCGTACGCCGGCGCCAGGGAGAATTTCGCGCCAACCACCAGAGCCCTTATGCGTGATGTCAACGGCCTCACTATTGATGGTCAGCGTATTGGTGCGCAGCCCGGCAACGGTGCTGTAGGACGCAGGCGAGGCGTCATCTGAAACCTTCAATAAAAATGCACGCCCGGATTGAGCGGTCATAGTCAGTCTCCTTAGTTGGAAGGGAAAAGTTAGGCTGAGCCTTGTTCGCTAGGATGGCTAAGCGCCCGGTAGCGCAGCACGCCCAAGCGTTTTTTGCGGCGGCGGTCGGCTATAAAGCGTTCTTCCAGCATGTAAAACGTTACCAGGTCATGGTTTTCCATCGACAGGGGTACCGTCAGCAAATGAGATCGGATAAGGCTATGCAGCGCATAAAGAACGCTGAAATCATCGCGGTCCGACCAACAGTTTAAAAGCAGGTCATGCTGCACCCCGTTAAAGCTCTGGGTAGACCATGCACTCAAACGATCATCGCCGAACGTAATATAGGGGTACTGCGCTGGCGCAGGTGCAGTATCATAGATGCCTGAGATGCTATCCATGATACCGCTGTGCGTGAGTAGCGCGCTGCGTACCGCCGTTCGTAACGCATTTGCAGCGTGCATTAGACATTCTCCATCATTGAAAAGCTGCGCTAGATGTCGCGTTCACAGCGCATGGTTATCCAGCGCTGATCTGTACCCATCTGCTCAATAGATGTGACGGCGTAGCGCGCGCCGCGCCAAATCACCTGGGCATCGCGCGTAAAATCATTGCGCCATCGCAAAGTGACCTCGATCATCTCGCGTACGGCGCGGCGCCCGTCCTCCTCGGTGCCTGATTGGCGGCTATAGGAGACGGCAGCCCAGTAAGCATTTTGGGTAACCGGGCTATCGAGACGCGCGCCACTTTCATCAAAAGTGGGCGGCATCTGCGTTTCAACAAGAACCCGCTGGTCGAGCTGGCCGATATCGAGCGGCGCGGTCATATCCGCAAGGCCCGATAGGGTTGCCACAACGCCGTTACAGCATGCGGTAAGGCAGCGACGCTGGGGTCACTGCGATGTTCGTATTGGTGCACGATAAGCCGCAAAATACCTTGGCGAATGGCATCAGGAATAGCGTTCCAGTCCGCCCCCAAGCCAATCACATAATCAGCTTGAATGATCCGTCCGATTACAATTCCCGACAAATCGAGATGCCAGCGCCCTGCCGTCTCATAGAGCTGATAATCAGCGGGGTTAAGGACGGTTTCCTCAGCGGCCTGAAAAGCAGACAGCGCCATGACACTTTGCACCGGCCCGCCGCGCAAATAAAAATGCGGCGCCATCAGGGTTTGGCGAAACCGAACGGTGCGCGTGATGAGCGCTCGGCCAACATAAAGCTCACACGCTTCACGCGCTGCGCGGATAAGCGCTGCAACGCGGGCGAGGTCTGCCTCATCCTCCAGCTTTAAGAAACTTTGCGCTTCGCCAAGGCTCACAGGTTCTACGCAAGGCGGGTCAATGATCTCTAATGCCTGCACTATCGGCCTCCAATGCGTATCGTTAACTCGCGCTCATCACTTTGCGCGGAGGCGAGGGTAATGTGATTCGTAACGCGATAGACATGACCAGAAATTCCGCCGGAAAACCGGGCGCTGGCGACATTGCCAATCAGGTCCATTTGATCCACCGTCAAACCGCCAGGTTCCGATGGACTGACCAGCCAAGACGAATTGGTGATGCTATCGTCAATCAGATAATTGGCCGTCCAATCCACCGCATAGCGTAGCGATGAATTTGGGTCTTTAAGATATTCTGCCATCGTCTTTACGCCGTCGGTGCGAGCGCGATGGACCAGGCTAAAAACTGCACCACGTCGCCGCTCGACACAGACACATTCGGAATGGTCGCAGAAAACAGCACGCGGCTACCGCTTGTATCTAACAGCGCAATGTGGGTCGCCATACCACTTGCGCTCGCAGTCCCACTTTTTGCAGCGATTGCAGCGCGCCGCCCGCCGGTGGTGTCTTCCAGCGTAAAATCACCACTGGTCAGAGCAGCATTAGAGAGCTGTGCCGAACCGGTTGCAATGGCATAGCTTGTTGGGTCTGATGATAAAGCAACGATCAAATCACTTTGACTGGATAGCACAGAAAGGGCGCTATCCAGCACGTCGGCATGGATAGTGGAAGCCATAGGGGATATTCCTTCTAAGGTCGGGGAAGAAGAGTGCGGGTACTGCGCTGCGGCAGATATGTTCTTTGAGCGGGGGCAGATGGGCCGCCAAGCTGCGGCGCGCCAGTCACACCGACCGTCGCATTATCTGGAAGGAGCGTTTTAAACGCTGCAATCGACAGCGCAGGCGCTATTTCAAGCGCAATGGCGACGATTTCATCTACAGGGCTAATATCAATCGATGGCGCACCGCCACCCGTCTGCATATCGCTAGACGAACCAAATGTATCGATATTAGCTCTATTCGCGTGTTCCGTGGCGAGCCAATCGGCAGAGACAGCAACATTTCTAAAGCGTATGTCACTCAAGAAACCGTCAAAGTTGTCTGTGCCGTTATCACGACCAATGCGCAGGCCAGTACCAGCCGTATCAATGTCGATTGTTACCGTTGCCGTTGCGTCCGGCATGCCATCATTGAAAAATATAGCATTCGGGCTCTCCGACGCATCGTGAACCAAAGCCGTCGATACGATCCCGCCTCCTAGCGCCGTTGCGCCAGAAATAGACCCGCCGTTAAATCCGATCCTGGGAACGTTTGTGCCGTCTGTGACAAAACTAAAACGACTGCCTGCACCGTTATTTTGCGCCCAGTGCAAGACGCCCTGATCTGTGCCAGCCTCCACGTCGAGGGTCGCAAAAACTGTCTTGTCACCCGGACCACTGACCGGGAAGAAACCGCTTGCCTGAAAGAAATTACCGCCGGGCGATGTACGGAAACGTCCAATGCTGGCAACTGGCGATTGATCAAGCAACGCAGAGTTAACAGCGGTAAGATCGCCGACGCCAGTGGCAGACGCGGAGTTTATTAGAGAGTTTCCGTGATAGACCCCGTCGTAATCCGGCCACACCGCCACGCGGCCATTTGGATCGTCGGGGGCAGGCAGAGCCGTGACCCCGTCCACAATGCGCATCGCAAACTGCGTACCGATTGCGATGAACGGCGGTTTTACCCGCGCTGCAAACGTCTCTCCAACAGCGTCCCATGCAATGAGCTCAAATGGATATTCCGTGTTTCCAGTATTATCGGATGAAAACCGGATATTCGCGCCGTCAGATCGAGCCATGGTGAATAGCTCTGTGCGTTGAGACGCTGTAAGCCATTGCTCGGTGACCAACACCGCGAAATCTGTATGCGGCCCCCCGACGACTAAATTACCAACGGTTAGATCAAACCAAGGGTCACCGTGCGATGCAATCGGCGTCAGCAAATCTTGGAAATTGCTGAAATGCTCGCTGCCTAAAGTGCGCAGCGAAGGCGCATCAAAATGAACGCTGTCTTCTGGCGTAAGGGTAAGGCCCGTTGGCGAAATATATCTTACGTTATTCAGCCGGTTCGGCGTATCGGCCAATACCGCGTCAATCGCCGGGCCGTTGGGCTGCGCTGCAACGAAAGCTGGCAGCATTGGGCCAATACTAACGCGAACGTTAGACGCGCCGGTTATGTTGGCGCGAAGCTCCGAGATAAGTTGATCCAGAAGCGTTTCAAAGGTCGCTGCTGGCGTATTCTGCGTCGTATCACGCTCGCCAATTTGAAGAACTATACCGCGCAGGACATAACTTGGGTCCGACGCAATAAGCGCATTCGTTCGCGTAACAGTCTGAGTGTATAAATCCGCGTTACTAACAGCCCAGCGTGCGGTCGCGTCACCGAGTCCAGTTGCACCGAATGCGTTCGGCAGGAACAACAGCGTGTCGCCTGTGTTGTAGGCGCTATAGTCCTGCGCAAAACTGAGATCCGGCCCCATGTCGCCAACGTCTCGGTCCTCATGCTCTAGGGGGACAGTCGCACCGATAACCGTGTCTTGGGTTGCTGCAACATTTGAATATTGCAGTGTTCCGGCCGGGTGCGCCCCTAAATTATCGTAAGAGGCGCGGCCAATCGCGTTTGACTGGCCGATAAACAAGAAAATATCTGTTGGCATAGCGCTGCGCTTATGAAGCTGGGTTTAAGGAGCAGGTGCCGGAAACACCTGACGAGTTTAGCGGCTTTGCCCAAACAAAATATGTGCTGGAGCGACCACCGAAGGCCCGATAATCGCAATGGGTCATTGTGAGAGACATAGAAAAAGGTCAGGCAGCTTGAGCAATAAAGGGAAAAGAAAAAGGGTGCTTGCAGCGGGCAAAACCGCTTTCAAGCACCCTCTTTAAAAGGCGAGGAACCAGTCTTAAGAGGCTGAGAACTTCAGCAGTTTGATGGCATCAGAATCCACAACCGCGCCACCAACGCGCCGCGTGGCATAAAAATGCACAAACGGTTTATTAGAATATGGATCGCGCAAGATGCGTGTTGCCATGCGATCGGCAATAAGATAGCCGCGCTTGAAATTGCCGAAGGCAACGGCTCTGGCGCTACCGGAAATGCCTGGCATGTCTTCTGCCTCAATCACCGGATAACCCAACAGCGTTGCTGGCATTTGGTCGGCCAATCCAGGACGCCACAGATAGGCACCATCGCTATCTTTAAACTTGCGGATCTCCGACAGGGTTTGCGTATTCATCATAAAGATAGCGTTTTGGCGATAGGCCGGGCGCAAGCTATGCACCAATTCCACAAGCGTATCGGCAGGGTTGGATGCTGGAAACGCCCCAGCCGCGCCGGTTACCACGGTTTGAAGCGTACCAAATGCGCGCGTGCTATCGTCTGCGTTTGAGGTTGAATAATCCAAAAAGCCTTTTGGTTTTGCCGTGCCGTTGCCAGATACAAAGGCCGCGCCTTCTTGAACCGCAAATTCCTGAGCCAGTTCTTCAGCCAGCCAGGTTTCAACGTCAAAGCTGGCATCATCCAGCATGGCTTGCGACGCTGCTGGATTCGCATAAAGTTCACCATATGGCGGTGCAATTTCCTGAAATTCAGGCGTATCGGTTGTGGGGCGCGCTGCCGTTTCGCCAACCCATCCAGATGCCGGATGGCCGAGCGTGATCAGCTTTTTGTAATTCGCTGAGCCAACACGCACGACATTCGCAACGGAGCGGACAGGCGATAAATCTGCAAGGACGGTATCGACGACGCTATCAATTTCTTCTGGAACCGCCGAACCGCCTTCATCATTGGCAGTAATATTGAGCGATTTAAGCTCCAGCCCCTTGCGCACAAAATCGTCCACAAACTGCGTTTTGTATTCGCTTACGGGCGCTGCATCCGCTGCGGCCAGGCCTGGCCGGCTTGCCTTGGCAGATAGCTGATCAACGCGCGTTTGAAGGGCACCCACATGGGCGCTCAGCTGATCCAGCTTCACCTGATCAAGTGGGTCCGCTTTTGATGCAGTCTGTTCGCGTTTGAAGGTTTCAAAAGCACCTTCAAGGGCTTCGACCGCTGCCTTAATTTCTAGTGCCGGCGGTGTTGGGTCATGAGACATATGTCTTTCCTTTGATATTTAGCCTTTAGCTTTAGGCTGAGAATTTCAGTGTGAGCCTTTGAATGCTGTGAAGGGCCTCCTCCCAGCAGTCATCTGTGGCGTGCGGCGGCATCAGGCCCTTAAAGCCTTTTGAGGCCAGGACAGCCGCTTGGCTGCGCGAAAACCCGCCTGCTTCGCGCAGAAAGGTTTCATACTCACGGATGGACTTGGGCAACGTTTTGACCTGCACCAAGCGGGCCATGGGCTGCATTGGGAAGGTCACAAACGACACTTCCCATAAATCGACGTGCTGCAGACGCCGGGCGCGCGCCGCTTGATCGGAATGCGCTTGGCGCACCTTATATCCAATTGATAAGGCATCCAACGCCCCCGCCTTCACCAGCAGGTAAAGGGCCTTTGCGCGTTCAATCTCCAATAGAAGACGGCCTTCAACAAAAAGGCCTTTTGCATCTTCTTTCAGCTGCGTAATGATACCTATTGGCTCGCGCGGGTCGTGCTGCCACAACAGGCGAACATCGCTGGGTTTTCGCCCCTGAAGGGTCGCTTTAAACGCGCCGGGTTCCACGATATCACCGCCTGTGTCTTTGACAGAGAAAATGCTGGCATAGCCAGAGAAATGGCCTGCATCGTCGATCTGCGTTTGCGTATGCTGATGGCTAAGATCACGCGCAATTAGGGGCTGAGCCGGCCGGCCCGCCTGTGTGTTCGTCATGATAAAATTGTCCTTAAGGCTTAAAAGACGAGATGTCGGAATAGAACGCGACGCCAAGCGCAATCAGGCTTAGCAATAGCGTTGTAAACCAGCGCACCGCCGTCCGGCGCGCAGTCGTTTGAACATCGCGCCAACTCACCAGCAGATGGCGCAAATCTGAAATATCTTGATGCGCGAGGGCGTCCGAAAGGCCAAGCCGCGTCAGCGCACGCTGCGCGCCGACTTCGCTGGCCTCTTCAACAATCGCGCGCAAAGTTAGGGGTTTCGCACCATCGTCCAAAGCTTGTTCGCAAAGAGTTGTAAGTATGTCTGTCTGGTCCATGGACCTGTTTGGCCGTACGCTCATAAATTTAGCCAAAAAAAATCCCTCGGCGAGCGAGGGATCAGGTCAGGCTTGGAAGTTATTTATTATTTACGCTTGTCAGACCGCATAGATAATAATGTCGTCCGCGACACTCTCCATCGGCTCTATCAGGTTGTAAATCAGCGGCGTATCGACCTCAGGGTCCGCAGGGATGGGCTCAGCAGGCAGTGCAAGCTCATCATTCACTTGCGGCGTAATTTCTAGTTCTGGTTCTGCAGACAGTGCATGCCCCGCAAACAGGCCCAGTGTGAAACTGATACCTAAAACCATGACCAGAAACGACGAGGTCTTTTTCATACCGCCTACTCCACGTTAAACTTGTGTTAAGCTGTGCAACCACCGTGCCAGTTCTTTCAATTCCCATGCGTTTGAGAGGGTTAGAGGGTTAATGGTGCGGTTTGGGCCGTATAACGCGTCTGGCAGTGTCTGAAATTTCGGCGCGGGCGCCCTAATCTGGGACACTTGGCGGTGCAGCCGGAAGGTTAAGGAGATGCCTTTTCTCTTCCGGGCTTAAAAAATCAGCCTCCGCAATGCGGCGCCACCGTGTTTCGCGGTCCGGCGCCAGCGCTGGAATGCTCTCATAATCCAACTGTAAGTGCATGTTTTCGCCGAAATATGGGATCAGCCATGTATTCAGCGCCTCTACGAAGCGTTCCAGCATGGGCAAGATGGTCAGTCGCCAAAGCGCTTTGTTAGCCTCTTGGTAGTTCGAGTAGGTGTTATCCCCCGGTATGCCTAGCAGCATCGGCGGCACACCAAAGGCCAGCGCGATATCGCGTGCCGCGGCTTGCTTTGTGGCCTGAAAATCCATATCCGCGGGTGAAAAGCCCATGGGCTGCCAGCTCAGGCCCCCTTCTAAAATCATTGGACGACCGGCATTGGCCTGGCCTTGGAAATTATCGGCGATTTGGGTGCGTAAGCGCTCAAATTGATCTTCACTAAGCCCCGTCCAGCCTTTTTCGCCTTGCACCACCAACGCGCCAGAGGGCCGCGCTGCATTATCCAGTAGCGCCTTAGACCAGCCATCCGCAGCGGCATGCAGATCTAGGGAACGCATCGCCGCCTGAAGCGCGGATTGTCCATAATGGTCATCTAAGGGGTTGCCCGCCTTTAAATGCAGAACATTGGACGCCCCTGTTATGGCGTCGACCGGAAAATCAACTTTTCGACTGCCAATGCTATACACATAGTGCGAGGGCCAACCGGTGTTGCCGGCATGCACCTTCACCCGGTCCGGCCTGAGGGCATAAAGCTCCGTGGGCGCTTGCCCGCCGGTGGGGATCACTTTCTCTATATAGGCGTTTCCGTGCAGCAGCAGATGGCTCATCACAGCTTCAGTCAAGACACCGCGGCTTGCCAAAGGATTTGGATTGCGGACAAGGCTGACCAGTGGATGGGTTTCGAGCGCGCCGTTGCGATCAGATACAATCCACTTGACCGACGCAGCGCCATCACACACCAGCCTGAGGCAGCGCTGTACGACAGGGTTGCTGCTGAGCGCGCGTTTTGCCACCGATTGATAGGACCAGGTCGACCAATTTGCCGGCGCGTCTTGCCAATAGGCATGACCGGTAGCGGCCATCACTGCACTTGCCTTAAAGCTGTTCGGCGTCGATGCCCAGCCAGGCGCTTTGCGAGATTTGCGAGGCCAAATTGCCATGCGATGTCCTTTTAATTGTCTGTAAACACATCATGTCGGAAAGGGCGCCGCCGCTGGGCGGAAGGGGTGAGGAACGCGCGGCAGCGCCCTTTCCAAGTCGCCATTGCGGCGACAACTGATAATCACGAATGGTTGGGGCTAAAGCTGGCGAATGCGCGGGACGGGTACGTCGCCAAGCATCAAATCCGTCAAAGCCCACACAAGGGCATCCAGCCGATCAGGACTTTTAGTTTGCCCTGCGACGTAGCTGCACATTTCATCTTCAAGCTGCTTGAAATGACCAACATGATGCACGCGGCCCTGCTCATACAGCGCGGCGATAGGTTCTGCGCGCAGGAATTTCCCGCGCGCTGCGCGCACGGCGCGGTATGCAATGCGCGGATCATGCGTGCGCAACACAGCCTCAACCAAATCACCGCCTTGATTCACTTCGGCGATCACGCGATCGGCTGCATAGCGCCGATATGCCTCAACAGCGCAGCGTGCCCATGCATCCGGGCTTGCCCTTTCCAAACTTAAGTCTTCCAGAATATAGCCTTGCCCATCGGCGCAAATGCCAGCGGCGATTATACCGCAAGCATCCGATTGCGCATGCGACGTGACAGGCGGGTCGATGGCAATCACAATGCGCTGTAATTGCGGCGCGGCACGAACGCGCGTCTGGTCGATCAGGATAGGCTGCCAAAGCGCACCTTGAATGTCTTCCAGCAGCGCGCCTTCCAGTTCCTGAGCCCCCAGCCTGGTTCCAGAATAGCGCGTTTTCATCTGCGCTAAGAAACGCGCTGGCAGGTTACTGGCGTTGTCCCAGGTCTTGCCCCGCGTCAAAGCCGTGCTTGGATCATCAATGAGCGTTTTTAAAAGCGGTATGGAGCGCGGCGTTGTTGTCACCATCACCTGCGGCACATCGCCGACGCGCAATCCCATCAACAGCATGTCCCACAGCAAGTCTGCCTGGGTGAACTTGGCCAGTTCATCCACCCAAGCCGCGCTATGTTGCGGGCCGCGCAGCTGGTCTGGTTGCTCAGCGCTATACAGATATCCACGCGCGCCCGTCGGCCAAATAAGGCGCTGTTTGGACGGCTCATAAACAGGCCGTTCCCCCTCGGGCGCGATCTGCAGAAGGCCGGAATGTCCTTCAACCATCACCTGGCGTACATCATGCGCATTTGCACCAATGAGAGCGATGGAGGCGTGTGGATCGCGTGCCTTCATACGCACCCATTCCGCACCCATACGGGTTTTGCCGAAACCGCGACCGGCTAATACCAACCAGCACTGCCAATTGCCAGGCGGCGGCCATTGTTGCGGCCGGGCCCAAAAGCGCCAGTCATGTTCCAGCCTTTGGAGATCATGAGCACTAAACCCATTGAGCAAGGCGCTTTGATCCGCTTCGGGCAATGCTGCCATGCGCTCCGCGACTGATAGAGAGCCATATTTGGTCAAGTCGCGCCAGCGTCTGGGGTCGCCCTACGCTTGTTGAGTGCGTCTAGCAGGCGCTGATAGGCTTGCTCATAGCGGGTTTCATCATCGATGGCGGCGGCATCAGTTTCTGACACCGCTTTGATATCGCCATAGATATCCGGGCGCTTAGATTTTAGTAGGAACATGGCCAATCGATCCGAATAGTGTTTCACTGTCCCAACGCTCTTTCCGCCATAAAACTGCTCTGTATCATCGCCTTCAATGGCCCGGCGAAGAACTTCAGCCTCAAGCGCATCAACGGCCAGCTCAAGCGCGTTATCCCAGGCCTTTGCAAAGTCTGGGTCACGGCGCTTTAGACTGTAAACAATGTAGCGCGGCACCTTCGCATCGGCGCAGCTCGCCGACACATTCGCCGTAACCGCAAGCCGTGCCAAGAAAGTTGCACGCTTTGCTTTGGTCAAGCGAGGCGCAATCGGCATGTCTAAATCATCTTTGTCTGTTGCGGGGGGGGGGGCGCTGGCTTAAGGCCGATTTGTCGACCTTGAAGATTAGTATATGGATCACAGTGACGCTTGTAAAGGTTTATTTTCCTATTTGGTTATTTTTTTTATCATTCCAGATAAATTATGTAGCATTTGAATGAAACTGAATTTGAGCTCCGGCCGACTTTGCGGCACCTTTTGGAACGTAGAGAGGTTCAGCACATCGCGGCACTGCCGCTGGATAGTGATTGAGCTGCTCATTTGGAGGATAAGCACATGGACGCACGCAGCTTTTTAAGCACCGCCGCATTGGCCGGTATGATAGCTATGCTCCCAGCAACTGCAGGCGCCACCTACGGCCAGCACTTGGACGTTTTTGCACCCATGTCGCTCGAGGCCAAACAGGCGCGCAAATCCTACCAGGCGCGCCGCGCGGATCAAAATCGAAAGTTGAACACGCAGGCACAGCAAACCCGCAAAGCATTATTCGCGGTGGTGGTCGCCGTCCAAGCTAGCTGTGAAGGCAGTTGCGTTGCAATGCCTTAG